TGGCTATCAGCCTGTCGATGTCTTCCTGCGTGAATAGTCTTGCCATGTCTATCGTCCAATCAGTTTATATATCTCACTGCGCTTCATCCTATCGGGTACATCGCCCTGTAACCCTGAAGCCCTGCACCAGCGCCGCCAAGAAGGTTTCCAACCGCCGTCAACCCGCCAAACGGATCGCGCGTAGTGACAGTGCCGAGGTTCGCCGGAACGCCGGAACCCGCCGCCAGGACCGCGTTAAGCTGCGACAGCGGATACGCTTGCTGCTCTTGGAACATTGCGTAATCAGCTTGCAGTTGAGCCTGCTCCAGGGCGCGGGCCTGCTCTCCGGCAGACATTTGCGCGCCGAGGCCAGTGAGCTCCGATTGCAGCTGCTGCCCGGCCAAGCCGGCCATTGCGTTGGCGGCTCCGCCTTGGATGCCGGCAGCCTGGAACTGCCCCTGGTAGTTGGCTGCGTTGGCAGCCTGCTGGCGTGCCGCCTCTGCCTGCATCGCCTGGTTGAGAGCCGCCTGATTTGACAGCCCTGCGGCTTGCGTAAGACCTGCCTGCTGTGATGCGCGGGCTGCGGCTTGATCGGCGGCGGCTAAGCCTGCCTGCTGAGTAAGCTGCGCCTGTTGCTGCGCCCTTGCGTTGAACGCCGATTGATTTGCCAGTGTCGCTTGCTGATCAAGCTGCGCCTGCTGCGCCGCGAACTGGTTTGCCGCCGCCATGTTGCCGGCGCGGGCCGCCTGATCGCGAGCCGCACCCGCCTCGCGAGCCTGTTGGCCAAGTGTCTCGGCTGTCATCTGCTGGCCTGACGACAGTGCGCGAGCCTGCTGCACGTTGCCAATGTCAAACTGGCCCGATTGCAGCGCCTGCGTAAATGCCTTCTCGCTCAACCCGGCGACAAGATCTGCCGCCTGCTTGCCGTAGGCCTCGCGGGTGCCGGCCTCTGCTACGCCCTGACGTGATCCGCCAAACGCGCGGGCTGCTGTTGCCTGTGCGCTTAGCTTGTTCAGCGCCTGCTCTTGGGCGCCGCCCAGCGTCTCGAGGCTGCGGTTGATTACGTTTTGAGTGTAGGGCGACATATACGCGCCAAAGTCCGTTGCGGCCAGCGTGTCGACGCCAATTTGCCCAGGAGCTCGCGCAGACTGAACAGCGCCGACGCCCTGCATACGCTCAACTTCTCCAAGCTGTGCAGATCGTGCGCGCTCTATCGGGCTGATCGTTGCCCCGCCGTATGCGTCAGTCTCCGCAACGGTTGCACCGCCGTATGTAGCTGCCGGCCCAGCGGATGCTGCGCCCATAGCTGTGGGCGCGAAGCTGGAGAGGTCTTGCTGAACGCCAATCGCCTGCTCGTAAGTTTGGCCGCCTGTGTCCAAGCTGCCGAAACCGGACAACGCCTGCTCTTGCAGCGGCGTCATGCCGGCGATCAGCTCGCCTTCGTATGGGGTGTATTCCGTTTCGGCGATCTCAATGCCGCGCGGCAGGATCTGCTCGCGGATGAAGTCTTCCTGCCACTGCGGCAGCTTGGTTTCTTGCGTCTTGGTCGAACTCATTGGCTCAGCTCCATCTCATAATGCCTGCGCGTTTCGCGGAATGAAGCCGCCTCTGCGTATTTCGCAAACCCCTTGCGACCGTCAGTCTCAATCGCGTCCATTTTAGCTTCTTTTGCTATTTTTGTCAAAGTGGCCAGAGCCTCGCCGGCCCAGAGGTGCATGTCCTCTCCGCCCATCCACTCAATCTTCATATTGCGGCGCAGCGGGTGGTGCAAAATGCAAGTCACGACGGACGCCATTGGCACCCCGTCAACGTAAACCATCCACAGCAGGGACATGCCATCGTATAGGTCTTGGATGATGTGGTCGGCGTTTACATTGTCCTGGCGCGCAGTGGACATCGCTATGAAGCGTCGCGCGTCGTCGATCACCGCCGGCAGGTTCTCTGGCAAAACTGCGAACATTTCCACCATAGGATCTTGCTGCGGCTCGAAGCTGACTTTTATGACGTTTTCACTGGTCATGCGTTCACCCTAGATATAGCAAGCGTAGCCGCAGGAGTAGCTGGCGCAAATGCGTTGGCCGCGTGGTGCTGCAAGCTGCCACTGGTACTGTCTGTTGCCCAATACGCTTCAAGGTAATCACCAGCGTTCACATTAAAAATTTGAGTGCGAGATATAATCATTGTCGCGTTGTTCTGGTGCAGGGTGTTTTGCATTGCACTATCAACAATATCCACTCCGTTTAACCGTGGCCAAAACCAAAAGTTGACCGTGGAGCTAGACGACGAATGTGTTTGAGCCGTAAAGCTCAGTGTGTACGCGCCACCTTCAGTGAAAACAATGCGGGACGCTGGAGTGCCGAGCGTAACGCCAACGCTGCCAGCCATGATTGAAAACGTCAGCGGGTAGGCTGTGTTGGATGATGCTGCGGTTACGTCGGACGTAATCTCAAGGTGAGCCACGCCGTTGGCCAGCACAACCTGACGCCACTCACCATTTTTAGAAACCACCGGATAGCCATATTCACGATCCCACATCAAGACGCCATCTGCCGCCGCACTATCGTAATCACGCCGATGCGTAAGAAAAGAACGGGTACTTTGAAGCCACGCGCTAAACTTTTCCGCCCATATCTTAAAGTCTGGGCCTATGGGGGGCGCGCCGTAAAAGCTCATCTCTTAGCACCCGGCCTTGCGTCAAGACGCATAATCCCCACGCGCCAGTCAGCAGCCTGCACACCCTCAACGCGCATTCTGACTTGACGCCCTTGGAAGCGAACAGATGTTGGGTTTGATGTGTTGAACGGCCCCTTTTCCGCTTCAGTGTCATTGGGGTAATTGCGAACCTTAAATTTTAAATCCACATCGCCTTGTGTCTTTTCGTCGGGGATGACGCTTGTGACCTTCATCAGGCGATCACCAGCGCCGATTGCTATTGGCCCCGTCTCCGCAAATGGCACTGCACCATCATAGTTAAAGCCAACCTCATGCTCGTAAACAACGCCGTCAGACTTGACCATAAACGGACGGCGGAATACTCCGCGATCCACACCCGCAGTGCGGTCAACCTCGCCTGTCGTCCAGATGTTTTCTACATAGTCATACGCAACGTATTTGTCGCATTCTGACGCATCTTGCGACTGATAGAGCCACCAGACCTCATTCCACTGGCTATTGACCACCGCCTGAACCTTAGACGCCTGGTCATAATTCAAATTGCTGAATACATGATCCGCGACTGAGCAAGGTATCTCCTGAACCTGACCGCCAGAATACAGGAAGAAGTTACGACGACCCATCCAGATAACACCAGCATCCACAGAGGCATATGCGCCAGCTGAAATCATGCCACAGGCTGTGCCAACCCTTTGAAAGCCATAAACAAATGGCGGCCCTTGATATGTCATCGTGTGAGCGTCTTGATCTGTGAGGATTAAAGACTGGCCTCGCGTCCGCACTCCGGCAAGGATTTTTCCGTTAGTTTGCAACTCTAAGTCGCCAGCTTGGTTAGTAGCCGCCGCAGTCCAAGTCGTGTTATCCTCTTGGTCCGACCATTTTACCAGTCTCGCATTGGCAGAGGCACCGAGGCAGACAAGAAACCTCTCCTCAGTAACAAAGGTTGCAGAGCAGTCCACGGGTGCGTTAGCAACTACAGTCGCCGTGGCGCTCGTTAAATCCCACTCGTAGATCACGCCGTCATCCGACGAACAGGCAATTAGAAACTCACCAAAGTTATCTAAGGACCAAGTCGTGGCCCTGAGAATAGTGCCTAAGTCTGGGCGCTCAACCCCCCAGCCAAACAAGCCCCAGCCGCCAGAGCCAAAACCAGTGTTGACTGTTGCGTTAATCCGGCCATCAGTTAGCGCACCCGGCGTAATGTCTGACGTAACAGAGCTCTCCAACATTACAGTCAAAGTGTCATGCGATCCAAACGCAGCATACCGCTCACCATCGTTATCAACCCAAGTGTGAGCCCCTCGCACAATTCCTCCAGCGTCTACTCCAGAGTTGTCAGACTGCGCACGGGGTCGCCATCCGCCCACCGGGCGCAAGCTGTCCTCATGCCAGCGCACTAGGTTGACATCGCGCCAGCGGCCTAGAGACTGATACTCAGTTCCGTTTGCGTACTGGCCCTTGGGAATGTTTAGCGGTACTAGCGGCATTGGGCATCCTTACGGTTTAGTAGGCCAATCAGCCTCATCCAAGTGTGGCCAGTTAGCGTGATTTGTGATGTCACGCAGTGCTTGGCGATACGCTGTTTGTGCAGCAGTCATAGTCAAGTCAGAAGAGGCCCACCAGTCAGTTTCAGCGATAAGCGCATCTCTATTACGGCGACCATCAGACGCTGAAATGTCGTCAAATTGCTGTATTTCTTCTGCCGTTTTTGCTGCGACAGAGTAACCAATAACCCAAAGTTCGCCACTTAAAGCTGGCTGATTGTCCCTAACAATCTTTTGTGTCCGTTCTGTGTAACTTGGAACATCGTCTTGATGCACTGTATGCACACCCCACGCCGCAAGAGTTTCATCAG